CCATCACTGGTGGGGTCTTGACCCTCTTCAACCAGATCTCGGTGAATACCAAAGGCGGCATACGTCATTGCTTGGTCGGTTCCAAACCAATCATTCTGTTCTGCCCAATCTTGGGCTTTGGGGTCCGGTGGAGGCGGCTGCTGCGGTTGCGGCTGCTGCTGTGCTGCAACACGGGGAGTCCGTACTTTACTACGTTGAGCCCGTACTTGCTGCGCTTGCAACCGTTTTACATTTTCAGATTCAGTTGCAGATCGCGCAATCGCTTCCGTTGCTTGAGCTATAGCCTCACTGTCCCCAAGTTCTTGAGCATCCTTCAACGCAACTTTAGCGCGAGCTAATTCAGAATTAACTCGGTTATCGTATTCTTTAACCAACGTGCCGTCCGAAGACCGCAAGCGGGTTTGGAGCGTTGAATTCTGAGTCTGAACCCGTTGAGCATAGTCTACTGCTTCATCGCGCTGCCTCTCGGCTTCGCGCATCTGATAAGTCAGTCGATTAATCCGTTTTTTAACGGTCTCACTATACTCATCAAGCTCAGTAGGTTCTGGTCCGTCTTCCGTGGTGGACGCTTCCTCCGCAGCCGTAACAAGATTACGGTCTGAAGGAGGTTCCTGAAGCACATCGGCTTCGTGGATATCCACCTCTTCTTCCGGTAGTTCTAATTCAATACTTTCACTAGGCATGGCGGATCCCCATGTTATCCGTGCAGAATTTCTTCTGGGTCATCAATGACAGCAAGAATCTCGTCATCATTTAAAAGACGCATATCGCCTCCTTCAATACGAAACCTTGCCCCCGCGTAGCGGCCAAATATCACCCAATCACCCTCTTGACACCAAGGGCCTTCGGCAAATTTGTCCGGATCTTTGTAAGCATCGGGGCCTAAAGATACAACCAACCCCACAATCGTGGCTAATTGCTCTTTTTCCATCGTCTGCTTGGCAAGCATAATCCCACCTTTAGTGGTGGCATTGGGCTTGAATGGCAGGATTAACATCCTGTACCCCGTAGGCCGGGGCAATTTACTTGCGTGATCCCCTAAATTGTCTGGAGTGATGGCATCTTCTTCTTCAGTGAAGGTACTCCCCTCCCCAAAATTAAGGACACGTTCTGGAACAGTTTCAGTCATCTACTTCTTCCGTTGTCGCGTGCAGGGCTACGATTTCTTGTTCGGCAAAATTAAGCCCTGAAATTTGGCCGACCATATAACGATATTGATCAAAGTCTTGGGCATTTCCTGATGCCAAAGTCGTCTTCAATACCTCCTGTCTTTCTCGGATCCGTTTCAACAGATGATCCGAAAATCGAATAAAATCCATTCGCTACGAAATGTACCGATAAAACATTAATCCTTTGGTGGCGGCTCCTTTGCCTTTCACCTTGGTCTCTTTCCCGCCGCCGGGAAGCACCGTACCGGCTTTAACCGTCTTGGCCTGAGCCAGTCCTTTAGAGGACGCTTTCATCGGCTCGACCTTTACCCCCTCAGGCTGTTTTCCTGGTTTGGGATAATCCGTCAGTTCTTTATTCCAATCCTTCATGTCTTACCCTTTTTCTTCTTACCGTAAGAAACCTTTTTGCCCTGACGCTTGGCTGCGGCTTTAGCCGCCGCTTTCCCTTTGGCCGTATATGGATAATGTTTTTTACCAACTTTGGGCATATTTACTCTTCTCGCGCCTCGCGTGCAATCTTTGTGAGATCAATCAAGCTCTTATCGACTTCTTCTTGATGCTTCATCTCAGCTTCTTGCAAGTCTGCCGCAGTGCGTAAATCTTCCCGCCTTTCGTCAGATTCAATCTTTTCACGCTTGATTTCGGCATCCCGCTGTGAAGACACCTCTTTCTGCTCCAATTGCTCCCGCTCAAGCCGCATCTGCTCTTCGAACATCTGCCGCTGTGGATCCGGGTTCTCCATCGCCGCTGCCAACGCCTGCTCCTGACCGGTGATTTCCTGCGTGGCTTGCGCCGCCGCCATGGCAATCTGGCTCTCTGCCTCCGGTGGTAACTGCGGTAACTGCCCGTCGGGTCCCGGTTGCGGTAATTGCACGCCTTGCTGCGTCAAAATCTGTTCAACCTGAATTCGGTACTTCAGCGCCTCGTGTTCTTGGATATGAGCGTTTAACGCGCCCACCGCCTCTTGATTCTCCGAAACACTCGGATTTTGCGTAAAAGCAACGTGTGCATCGATGTGAGCGTCATGATTTTGCGGCATGAAGGCTTTGAGCGGCGCTTTCATCAGCGCATCCTGATTTTCCTGAATCGGGTCCTTCGGAATCGGTGGCGGCTGATCTGGAAGCAAAATTTCGTCAATATCGCGAATATTCAGCGCCAGATACATTTTCCGGTACGCTTCCTTCATATTGTGCAATTCCGGCGCACTTTGAGCTAATTGAAGCTGGGTTTGCGCCAAAATGATGCGTTGCGTGGAACTAAAGATGTTGGGATCCGAAACCGGGATCACATCCACGTCATTGCCGAAATCTTCCTGAAAAACGTTCTCTTCGCCGCCCTGCACCTGATACGGGTAAACGGGAGGTAAACTTTCGCCAAAAACACGTTTTAAGATCTTAAATTCGATGCGCTGCGCGTAATGCAGCCTTTTGTGGATGGCCGAGATGACTTTGAGCCCTTTTTCGAGCAAAGCCACCGTGGTACCCACCGGAGCACTCTGATTACCGTCGCCAATGTTCTGATCCATGACCGAAGCGAAGCGTTGCCCCGATTCGACCAAAGTGCCCAGCAAATTGGCCAAGGTGCCGCTCGGCTCTTTATAAGGGAGCGGTAAAAACGAATCTCGCAGGTTTCCGCTCGCCGAATCCACGTCACGCCACTCTCCGGGCTGTAACGGGTCGTCGGTGCGCTGAATATTGAGTCCACGCGATTTAAACCCAGCCGGAAGGTTCGATAACGTTCCCGCGTCGATTAATTGGCGTAGTAAAGCGGTTACCGAGCGGGTCACCCCGCCAATCATGTGAATTAGGCCGAATCCGTAGAATCCGAGCCCCGGTAAGAACTTATAGTGCGAAAAATACTCAATTTTCTTCCGCATCGGGTCGGTTTGGACGTAATTTTGCCGAATCGACAGGACTTGGTTGGTATCCAAGCAAATCGTGACGATGTACGGCAGCGCCAAGCCCGTGGGTTCGCCTTCCGGGTCATGATCCTCGAAACCTTCAAGATCGAGCTCTACATGCACCTCTAATAAGGTGTATTCCTCGTCATTAAGGGTTCGGGACTTGCCTTCCAGCTCATCAATCTTTGCTTCCACCTCCGTCTGCTGAATATTGGACGGTGGGGCCATGTCCACGTCACGATAGAACCCCGAGAGCTGCAATTTACGCAGATCGTTGTCCGTCATGTGGATAACGTGGGTAATTCGTGGCGAAGTCAGAAGATCGACTGCGTAATACGGTACTACCAAGTCTTCTGACTTGATAAACCTCGCCACCACTCGCCCCACGGCAGGATCAAAGTAAATTTTCTTAAATGCAGACCCCGACAACGGCAAATAGAAGAGCAATTGATCCATTTCTGGGTCGTACTCTTGCATTTTGTACGTGATCTGATAATTCATGAAATTTTTGACCCGATTCGCTTGCTGAATCTTCGGATCAGTGGTTTTACCCATGACTTGGGTGTCAACCGGCCCTCCAGGGGGCAATAATTCTTTATAAGTCTGCGATTGGAACTGCGTGACCGCTTCGGCCAGCAGCGGATGGAAAACTCCGCTCGAACCTGCAAAAGGTTCACTACGGTCCTCGGTTTTTATTCCTAAAAGTTCTAAGCCCTTGCTAAATGTGGTGAACCAGTCGTCCCGAGAGCGCAAATCGTCTTCATAATTCTTGCGGAGCTCACTGGACACCTGAGCGAGCACACTGTCGTCTAAAACCTCGGCAATATTGTCGCCAAATGGGACGTTGTACTCTTCTTCAGGGTTAAACCCGACTATCGCCGAGCCATCTTGGTCAAAAAAGACTTCAGATAGCTCTTCTTCGGGAGGTACGAGTTCGATATCCACCGGGGCGGCGGATCCAGGACCAGGAAACGGACTAACTTGACGATCTATCGCCATGAGGGCGAACCATACGCTCCTTTAAAACCAAATGGAATCAATAGTATTGGCGCACTTTGGGATAATATTCCTCTTCTTCATCCCAATCCGACGCCAAGCGCAAAAATCCGCCCGTTCGAAAGCGCATTAAGGCCAACGTCGTGGCATCCACCAAGTCATCATTCTCACCGTTGGGAAAATCCGAAACTTCTTCCTTGAGTTCTTCGGCCCAGCGGTTTTCAGGTATCCAGACCTTGCCATCTTGGAAGATCGGACTCACCGAATTCAGCCTTGCGATCTTATCCTGGCCCCGATTGGGCGAAAAAGTGTTAATCGGGATGCCCTGACGCCGTAATTCCTGCGTTAGCGGGATCCCCGACGCCTTGGTCTCGATAATCATCGTGTCCGGCTTCCATTTTTCATACTGCGCCATGGCCGACGCCTTTAATTCCGGAAAATCGTACCGCTCCTTGACGCAATCCAACAAAATCAGATGGGCATCCTGCCCGCTGTACAGCTCATCAAGGATTTTGCCCTCGGGATGGAACACACCCCAGGTAGTAATCGCCGTAAAATCCGCCCGCTCACTTTTCAAAAACGCCGTGTCATAGCTCTGAATCAGGTAATGACACTCCGGCGGCTTCTCTTCGGGCCAGATTTTGAACCATTCCCGTGGGATAATAGAAATGCCTTCCCCGGTGGGCCGTTGCATATACTGCGCGGCCCATTTTGACGGGCTCACCGACGCTTTCACCGATTCCAACTCCTCCAGCGGCCAGAATCCGGGCCACAGGGGGTTGCCTGAAGGCAAAATCGCCGGAAATTCGATCACTTCCCACTTATCGGCCCCACCTTCCTGCGCCATCTTCTTAACTAACTTGCCCGTCAGATCGCGCTTACTCCAGCGCGTCATCACAATGACAATGGCCCCTCCGGGCTGCAGCCGCTGCCGCGGTCCTGCCATGTACCACTCGTACGCTTCGTCCATGGATTTATCGGACATGGCGTCTTGCTCGGAGTGGGGATCGTCAATAATGAACAAATCCGCACCCCGTCCCGCCAGGGCACCGCCGATACCCGACGCGTAGTACTCACCACCGGTACTGGTCAGCCACTTCCCCGCACTCCGAGAATCGGCTTTCAATTCCGTTCCCGGAAAAATAGTCAGGTAATCCTCGCTATCAATCATGTCCCGCACCTTGCGGCCAAAATTAATCGCCAAATCCGCCGTGTGCGTGGCTTCAATGATCTTCAGCTTGGGGTTCTTCCCCAACAGGTAAGCAGGAAAGAGGTGCGAGGCAAATTCACTCTTGGTATGCCGCGGGGGCATATTGACAATTAACCGCTTGAGCTTGCCCTCGGCAATACGGTCAAAGGCTTCCGCCATCTTGCGATGGTGATCCCCCTCAATAAACTCAGGCCAAATGTTCTTAACAAAATCGAGAAAGGACGCTGACGACGTTTCCTGCCGCTCGCGGTTCTCTAACTCCTCTAGGAGGACGGTGAATTCTTTGGCTTCTTCTTTGGAAAGGAACGAAAGATCGATGTCTTTCAGTTCATCAAGAACGTGGGTCAAGGAAGCTCCCCTACCGCTTCACCCCGATAACGGGGAAGGTACCTCAAGGCAATGTTCTGTGCCCTTTCCAAATTATCCAGTGTCTCTTGAACTTCTGCTTGGGCTTTAGTCAAAGCCTTTTTCTCTGGCCCGTCTTCAATGCCTTCCTCTACTTCTTTCGCATGCTCTTGACTCAGCTCTAC